GCCCCACCGCCACTTCGATCCGCCCGTCCGCGCGCACCGGCAGCCCCTCGGCCACCAGCTGCGAGATGCGGCCCTTGGTGAGCCCGACCCGGGTGGCGAAGGCGGTCTTGGTCTCAGCACCGTCGAGTTTAGTCATATCCGCCCCCTGACGCTGGCGGGCCAATGCGCTGCGCTCCCCCGCATACAAATCCGCCCAACAGGAACCATGGCCCTGCCATCCCTTGCGAAACTGTCTGGCTTGACATGCCGCGTTTCCACGCACTGCCCCCGGCAGCACGAACGCGGGTCCGGGTCTCTTGCGACCGGGTCCGGGTTGGGTCCGGGTGCCTCATCAGCGTAACCCATTGGAATTGTTTCGTGGGTCCGGGTGGTCCGGGTGGGTCCGGGTCTGATCGCTATCTTTTCGGTGTGCGTGCGTTGTTCCCCATACCAGCAGGATTTTCCCGAAAGACCCGGACCACCCGGACCCACCCGGACCCAGCATTGATTTTGTTGGACAATTTGAGAAACGTAGACCCGGACCCAACCCGGACCCAAAGCTGACAGACCCGGACCCACTCATCCCACCTGCTCCTTGTCGAGGCTGTCGCGCCGATATCGACGTTCGCGCTGGGCGTTGTCACCGTGGCCCCCGATCCGGGCGCGAAACTGCCTGAAGCCCATGCTCGTGAGGGTTCGCACCACCCGGTTCTGATCCGCTTGCGCCCAGCGCCCTCGTTCGAGGCCCAGCGCCTTTTCAAGGATCTCTGCAACAGAGACACTGTCTTGTTGCCCGGCTGCATGCTCGATGTAGCGGCGGATAGGTTCGTCCCAGGCGTCGCCTTGGTAGCGGTCAGCCTGCTGCTCCGCGGCCAAGGCTTGAAGGCTGCGGCCTTCCAACCACCAGGGATGACCCTCGCGAAACCGGACGCAGGCTTCGACCCAAAGCTGGTCGCGATCCCGTTCGATGGCTGCAATGTCGATTGCACCGCAGGCGACGGGCCAGAACCGCCGACCGCCGGTCGAGTCTTTCAGATAGCCACCCTCGGGATTGACGCTGCCCGCAAACACGCATTGTCGCGGGAGGTCCACCAGCCGCTTGCCATAGGGTGGGCGGAAACGATCAGATGTTCGACTGATGAACGCCTTGATGGTGCCGACCTCTGCCCGCGACATGGTATCGAGTTCGGCGATTTCGACGATCCAGACGCTTCGTGTTTCCATCGCGGCATCCTTGCTGCCGAGATCGGACAAACGGTCTGTGAACCAAGGTTGACCCATGATCCGCAGCGCCGTTGACTTCTTGATGCCCTGCGGGCCCTCGAGGATCAGGGCGCAGTCCACTTTTGCGCCGGGCTGGTGAATGCGCGCCACGGCGGAAATCAACCAGCGTGGGCCGACCGCGCGGATGTAGCAGTTGTCAGTTGCGCCGAGGTAAGACGAGAGCCAGGTATCGATCCGAGGGGTTCCATCCCAGCGAAGGGCGTCGAGGTATTCCCGGACAGGGTGAAATGGCCGATCGCGCGCCACGGCCTCGACCGCTTGACCGGCTATCGAGGCCGGGACCAGAACGCCTTGATGCTGCAACCAGTCGGCAACCAGCAGGTCATCGCGGTCGGACCACGGCGTGTCCTGCCAGCCAATCTCACGCCTCTCCCATGGCGGCGGTTCGCGCGCGACAGTCGCGGCGGCAAATTCATCATGCCATAGAGCGTTACGCCATTCCGGTGCAGAACGCAGGGCGAGGATGGCATTGGCCAGAACTGGGCGTGGCTCACCCTCACGATTGGTCAGCAGGTCATTACGCCAGTCACGGATACTCTGACCACCGCGGCTGGCTCGGTCGACCAGGTCACGGACAGCCTGCTCGCCGTTCGCGCGCAAGACGTCGTTGAAATCCATTCCCAAGGGCGGATCCGCAACTGCAACATCGTGATCACGCCTGCGCAGCAGCCTGACGGCCTCGTCGCGCTGATGATGGGCTTTGCTGCCGGGTGTATCCCCGTCACCCGCGATGAGAACTGGCTGGCCTGGTGGTACCGGAGCCCGCTCGATGTTGGAGATGCCGAGACAGGCCCAAGTCTCCCGGCCGGTGGCCTGCCAGATGGACAGAGCATTCTCGACGCCTTCGCACAGGATCGTGGGTGCCTTGCCCGGCAGGCGCACGGCGGCCTTTTCCGACCAACCGTCAACGGCCTTGTTGGTGCGTTTCACTACCTTCAGCGGTGCCTTCCGGCCGTCGTCGGTGAGATAGATCTGCTGTAGGGCCAGCACCTGACCGCCCGAATCCGTCGCTAGAGCCACCAGCGCGCCATGGTTTCCGTATGCCGATGCCCGAAACCTGATGCAGTCGGGCGGGGTCACGGTGATGCCGCGGTTGCGCAGGTAGGCTTCTGCCGGGCTTCCGGTGATGGCAGCGCAACCTGCGACGATCTCGGCCACGACCGCCTTGTGGTCCGTGACTTTCGCTTGGGGGGCAGGGCGGCTGGCGGAGCGAAATTGAATGTCACCGATCCAGTCCCTCGCCCAGCGCCGGGCCTCCGCGTCGGATAGTCCCTTGTGATGACGGATGAGTTCCAGCCCATCCCCGCCGACACCGGCTTCGTGGTCGTACCACCGCCCAGCGCGGGGACCGGCGATCTCGACAGCAAGACTGCCCTTGGTGCCGTAGCGCAGCTGTGATCTTGTCGAATGGCCCGGATTGGGGGCGCCCAGCAGCGATTGCGCCAGATCGGCCATGCGATTGTTGACCCGTTCAGCCAGGTCAGAGACCGAGGCTGGGCTGCTGATCAAAGATCGCCCTCCTGCGCCTCGATCCAGGCGATGAGCTTGCTCTTGCGGGCGCAGATGACATTGCCGATCCGGAACACCGGCATCCGCACTTTGGCATCGCTGGCATAGTAATAGACCTTCCGGCGATGGCTGACGCTGCCGAAGACAAAGATGGCGATTGCTTCCGCGCCGTGCAGAAGATCGTCGGCAAGCGTTGGGCATGCTTCCGCTGTCGCAGGGGTGACCCGCGTCTGAATATTCATGGCTGTCTCCGTTTCGGGCTGAGCGTCAGTCGCTGTTGAGGGTGTTCATGATCCGCCGCTCGATGTCGCTCAGATTGACAACAGCGAAGGAGCGGACCTCGGGATCCGACACAAGGTTGGGCAATCGCTGAGGCGAAACGATCTTCGACATGGGCGCGGGAATGTTGCTCTCCAAGTAGGCAGCATCCTCTTGCGATGACATCCGGATGGGCCCTTCATAGATGACCAGCAGGGCGTCACCGTCGGCAACACCGTGGAGGTTGCTGATGTGTGGTGCGACCCTCGCGGGTTCAAACCCGAGGCGGTTGAAGTCCACGATGGTCCCGAGAGCGATCGCGTCCCGCGTCGTGAAGATCCGGGCCTTGCCGCGTTCGCAGTCGTTCTGAGGAGTCAGATACCCGCGCGAGATCCAGGCGTCGATCTGGTGACGGCCGATGTTGAATGCGTCTACCAGCACCTGGATCGTTATTTCTTGTGGCATTTCGCTACCCTTTGACAGTGCGTTTGATGTATGGATATGTGACATCTGACAGTGTGTCAACGCCACTGTAATCTTCGAGAATGTTGGGCTTCCCGCCCGGGTGCCGTCGAAGGATTGGAGGGAGAAGAATGGCAACAATTCGCAAACGCACGCTGCCCTCGGGCTTGGTCCGATGGCAGGTGGATTTCACCGACCAGGCTGGCAAACGGCGGTCCAAGCTGTTCCCGCGCCGCAAGGATGCCGACGTCTATCTGGTCAAGGTCCGCTCGCTGGTCGCCAACCACACCTATCTGGCCGACAGCGACAGCACGACCGTGGCCGGGGCTGCGAAGGCTTGGCTCGACCATTGCGAGGTGCGCTGCAAGACCGGGCGGCGGATGGAGCGGTCCACCCTGCGTGGCTACAGCGACTATGTGCGCCTGCACATCACCGCGCCCGAGATCGGCATCGGGGACAAGCTGATCGCCCAACTGACCCGCCGCCATGTCAACGAACTGCGGGACCGCCTGCTGCTGAACGGCCGATCCGAACATCTGACCCGCCGCGCGCTGTCGGTGCTGAAGCTGGCTCTGGACCACGCCATCGACAACGGCCAGCTGTTCACCAACGCCGCGCAGGGCGTGCGAGTGATCAAATCCAGCCGGATCGAGCACAAGGCGCCGGTGCCGACAAAGGAGGCGATCCGCGCCCTGATCGAGGCGGCCGACGGGGATTTCAAACCGCACCTGATCGTATCGGCGCTGGGCGGTTTACGCGCGTCCGAACTGCGGGGCCTGCGCTGGCAGGACGTGGATTTCGACAAGGGCTTCATCCACATCCGCCAGCGCGCCGACGCCTACAACCAGATGGGCGAGCCGAAATCGCGCGCGGGCTATCGCGACATACCGGCCGGGCCGATGGTGTTGAACGCCCTGCGCCGCTGGAAACTGCGCTGCCCGAAAAGCGAGTTGGGGCTGGTGTTCCCCGCTCCGCAGGGTGGCATCCTGCAGCACACCCGGACGCAGGACCGGTTCCGCAAGCTGCAGGAAAAGGTCGAGGTGACGATGCGCTGGCACGACCTGCGCCACTTCGCCGTGTCGCTGTGGATCGAGCAGGGCTTCTCGATCAAGGAGGTGATGACCTTCGCGGGCCATTCCTCGATCCAGATGACGATGGAACGCTACGGGCATCTGTTCCCGTCACCCGACCATCAGAAGGCCATGGCCATGGTCGAGGCGAAGCTGCTGGGGTGACAAGTGTTCGCCACCCGGACCATCATCGCGGCGGCTCAACACTACACCGCCGAAGGCCATCGGATCGTTTCCAGAGGGCCCTGATGATGGTGGCGCGCCTTCGGCGCATACCGTATGCTATTGATATGGGGAAAAACTCACTGAAAATCATCGCTGCCACCTGCACGCTAATCTGTACCGCGCCGGGAGCTGGCGGCGCACAGGAGGTGGTCAAAGAGCTCGAATGCCTGAGCATGGGAACGTTCAACGTACTTGACGGCGCAATGTTTCATGGCCAGAGCACCGTCTTGTGGCACTTGTTCTACGAAGACAGCAGATTGGTTCGCGTTCTGGGTCCGTTCGCATGCCGTTCGGCGGATAAGCGCATGGAAATCCTTGAAAACACGTTGCTCCTGCAATGCGACCAAGAATTCGAGAGTGAGCGGCAAACCGTCCTTGGCCGGATTGACCGGCGTACGGGGGAGTTCTTCCAGTCTACCAATCGCGGTTCGGAGGTTCTTGTCAGTTGGGGAAGCTGCACCTCTCCGGACGGTATCTTTTGATTTGCAGGTAGGGATAGTGCCAGAGGCTATTCTCGCCAGACTCAACCCGTCAGGTTTCTAGATCATCAGAAAGCCATGGCCGTGGTCTAGTCGAGGCTGCTCGGCTGATCGGATTGCCGCCCTTTCCTAATGGTTTGCGGTAGTTCCGTGCGACACGACGCCGACGTTGCGACCGAAAAACCAAGCTAACTAACGGAAATCACGCAGTTATTCCAGATGCAGGGGTGACCCTCATAACCTGAAGGTCACAGGTTCAAATCCTGTCCCCGCAACCAAAATATCTAACCTTTCCAAATGGTTAGAACCCGACAAAAACACTTGTGTATAGCG